AAGAGAATTTTAGGAAAAACTGTGTGTGCAAAAATTATCCCCTCGCGTACGTAAGAAGATTAATTTGACAAAATAGATTTTATGTGCTATAGTGGTTCTATTCAAGTTTGCAAGTAGCAAGCAAGAAAGGAAAAAATGGCTTACACATCACTCAGCGAAGCACAAAACGCAATCGCTAACCTAGTACCATTCAAGGGAAACTCAATCCGTGGAGAGCGCTCAGGGAACGTCTACTACGTATGGAGTTACAACACCATCATTGCTACCTATGCAATCCCTACAGAGTCGAAGTGGTTCACCGACCAATTCCACAGCGTCACCACATCACGTCATCTAAACATCGCAAAGCGTGGTTTGATGATGGTCAATGAAATGTAGGGTTTATCCACAGGGTTATCCACAGCCCTGTGGATAACTTTGCCTCGCGTGCGTGCGCGTGCGGGCGCGTGTCGCGTATGCGCGTGCGGGCGCGTATTCGCGTGCGCGACGTGTAAATTTTGTTTTCTGGCAATTTTTAAGAAATCGCGTGTGTGAAAAAAAAGTCTCTTTTTAACTTGACAAACAGCGATTGATGTGCTATACTTGTTCTCAACAAGGACAAGCCTTGTTACAAACAAAAGGGGCAACTATGCCAACAAACCCAGAAGACTACAAGTTCTACTCTTACACAATCAAAGACGACAGGGGAGACCTCCTTGTCCGTTGTATGATTTGCGGAGAAAAGTCTTTCGGCGAACTCATCATTGATGAGGGCCCAGAAGGCTATCCCGTATGGTTCTCCTGCTGGAATTGCGGGGAGGACTGTTGGCTCCCGCTCCCATAAAAGGGGCTGTATCGCGTGCGTGCGTGCGCATACGCGAACGGCTGGGGATTTTAGGAAAGCCTCGCGCGTGTCTCGCGTACGCGAAACTACAAACTTGACAAATTACAATTTATGTGCTATAGTATTAGTATTGAGTTTGCAAATAGCAAACAAGAGAGGGAAGTATGAACCTAAGTAACCGACAGATTTCAATGGTTATCACAGCCGTTGAAAACACAGTCAGGGAGTGGGAGCGTACTGAGTCTAATTCTGCTTTGCCAGCGACATTGGTTGCTGAGCAGGTTGCAGAGTGGACGAAGTTGGCAAACGCTCTTTACGCTGAGTGGGAAGCGATGGTGTGAAAACACCATTGCTTCGCGTACGCGAAAGCAGTAACTTGACAAACTACTAAATGTGTGCTATAGTGGTTGTATTGGAGTTTGCAAGTCGCAAACAGCAAGGAGCATTATGGCAGTAACAACAAAGGACAAGGTTAATGTGCTGGTTAAGAACCTACACATTTACCGTGACAATGCGCTCAAAGTGGTTGCAGAGCACGAAGTTACCGAGTTTCCTACGGCAGTTGCCTATGGTGAAGGTTGGATAGATACAACAAACACGCTTCTAAAGGTGATTGAAGAATTGTTTGCGGAAGAACTTTCATAGTTCGCCCCGAAAGGGGTTTATCGCGTGCGGGCGCGTGCGTACGCGAACACCCAGATAATTTAGGAAACCTCGCGTACGCGAGAACAATGATTTGACATTTTACAATTTGTGTGCTATTGTAGTTGTTATCAAGTTATGAAAGGACTATGATGGTTGATTACCTAGCCTGCCTAGAGTGTGAAACGCTGATGGAGAAAATTGACTCTTACCCTGGAGCATTGTGTTTGGACTGTTACGGAGCGAAGGACGATGACGAATGAACACAAACCCCAAAAGGGTTTAGTTCGCGTACGCGATAGCAACAATTTGACAAATTGTGTTTTATGTGGTATAGTAGTTGTTATCAAGTTGTGGAAACGCCACAGCGAGAGGAGATAAAGTGACTTACACTAACGAACAGGTTGTTACTGTTATTGAAGAAGTCTTAGAAGGTGTTGCAACGGCGGTTGGTTTTGCATTTATGGTAGGAGACATAACCGAAGAAGTGCGCAACAAGTTTCTAAGTCGTATCGACTACGAGAAGAATGAGGCTCTTAAGAGTCTTCAAGGAGCAGAGGAACACTATGCAAAGAGACATTAGTTTAGAAGTGTGGAATGATGTAGTGGGAGACGTTTTGGAAGCAGAGGCAGAGGAGCGCTTTCTTCAACGCAGACTTTTAGACTAGCCCCGCCCCGAAAAATTGGGGCTATCGCGTGCGGGCGCAGGCGTACGCGAGGAATCGGAAGATTTAGGAAGTCTCGCGTACGCGAACTAACCGACTTGACAAAATACAATTTGTGTGCTATAGTGGTTGTAGTAATAACAAAGGAGAAACAATGGCAATGAAAGCACAAGCAAAGTTATTCAAAGCAGAGATTAAGGAGGCTAGTGGATTGTTAAGCAGATTGCGCAACGAGTACCCATTGACCTACACAGACGTAGCGAGTATTCTTGACCGACTCAACGAGTTGGTTTGGGAGATGCGTGAGAGTTCAGGTGTTGACAAGAAAATCTCGTTAATGCTTGAGGAGTTGCAAAGCCTTTAAGGCTTGCCCCGAAGTTTGGGGTTGTTCGCGTACGTAAGAAAATTAACTTGACAAAATACAAAAAGTGTGCTAATGTGTTGTTATCAAGTTTGCAAGTAGCAAACGAGAGGAGAATAAAATGTCATTATCGTCAAGGCGCAAGCGTGAACTACGCAACAAGCGCATTTTTGTTTGGGGTGTTGCTCTTACATCTTACGCTCTAGCCTATTTTTGGGTAGAGAGTAAAGTTCCATTCAATAACAATTCTATCCTAGTCCAATGGGCTTGCATTGCCTTTGGTTTGGGCTTTGGTGGTATCGGGTTAATTGTTGGTTACTTTGCGGTAGAGGGTAGGCGCTAATGGGGGCTATCTGCCATCACGCGCACCTCTACTATTCCTGCACTCTTAGTTATGCACAGGCTGTTCATAACTTTCACGAAGGTGGGTTGATGTGTGTTAAGGAGTACGGCGCTAAGGTTTGTGCTAAGGCTATGGCTATGGCTCAGCATTATTTAGCCAGTCGTTAGCCCCGCCCCGAAAAATTGGGGCTATCGCGTGCGTGCGTATGCATACGCGAGGACTTGGAGAAACTTAAAAAACCTCGCGTACGTATGTGTCGCGTACGCGAAGCCATTCGGCTTGATTTTTTGGTAAAAGTGTGATACAATTTTTGTATTGAAGTTTGCAAATAGCGAACTATGAAAGGCAGTAATGAAAGTACTGATTCCAGTAGAAGTGAACGAGAATGAGATTCTCGGAGCAGTTTTCGACAACATCTACCGCAGGTCAAGTCCGTGGATTGTTGAGTACACATTCTCTTTTCGTGAGATTGAAAACAAAAAAGTTCCAGTTACTTACTGGGACATTAATCAAAAAGTACGGATTAAGTACATTGGAAATACTGACCTCGTAAAAGCGTACGGAGCATTGCTTAGGGACAAATTGCAACATTGCGGAGTGCCAGTACCAATGAGTATGGACGAGTGGGACAGTTGCGTTAGCGATTACGTTCTTCAGTACGCCGTGTTCGGGGGGTTGGTTTACTCCTAGAAGTTATCCACAGGTTATCCACAGGCTGTGGATAACTCTGCTTCGCGTGCGTACGTATGTGTCGCGTGCGTATCGCGTGCGCGACGCGTGCGTGCGTGCGCGAGGCAGTTTTTAGGAAAAACTGTGTGTGGATTTTTTATCTAGTGACTTGACAAATTGCAATTTATGTGGTATAGTGTTTCTATTGGATTCTGCAAGTAGCGGAACTGATAGGAGAAAACAATGGCTTACAGCGAAACACTAGAACTGATGGAAGGGGTTTATTTTAGCCCTAAGCAGGTAGTTCAGGCATTAAAGGAACACGGTTTTAAGGGTGAACTAGGTATTCAGGCGTATTGCTCTTTCGTAGAAGACGCTGAAGATTACGCTAGTCACGAAGACGAGCAGTTGTATTCTGCCGTTGAACTTTATCATTTCTTGGGGTACTAATGAAAGTTACCCGCGAACTAGAAAAGATGTTAGACGAAATAAACGAAATGAAAGCCAAATGCGGACACATAGACCCTCTTGGGTACTTAGGCAATACCGTATGCGGTAAATGCGCTAGGCGTAATCACCGTAAAACAATGGGGCGGAGATAATCTCCCCCCGCTATCGCGTACGCGAAATTACTGACTTGACATTTTACAAAATGTATGGTATAGTATTTGTATTGAAGTTTGCAAGTAGCAGACTGATAGGAGAAAAATGCAGACAGCATTAGATTTGATTACGTTTCAGGTAACAAGAAACGAAGCAGACAAGATTCTGATGGGACTTATTACTCGTTCTTACAGATTTATTGAACTGGCACTTGAAAACGATAACGTTGATGAAAGTGAGATTGAGCGAAGCATTTCTATCGATTACCGTGCACTTCACGATAAGTTGATGAATCAGATGTAGGGGGAATACCCCCCTGTATCGCGTACGCGAAAGCATTGATTTGACAATTTACAAGAAGTATGCTAAAGTAGTTATGTTGGAGTTTGCAAATAGCGAACCTGATAGGAGAAAAATGAGAGACACACTAGACAAAGTATGGGGCGAAGTTGCTCTAACACTTAATGACGCAGTAGCGATTACTTGGGACACTTGCCACAAGATTTACATTCTTATGGACGAGGAACAAGTTGGTTACATGATTGGTTACGGCTATGACCCGATTATCAGAAAAGAAACAGCAACACCTAAGGAAATGCTTGCAACGCTCCAAGACTGGTTTGAGAAGTCTTGCGCCTTGAAGTTTATTCAGGCGGTTTCAACTGTCGAAGGCGACCCGAACAATGGTTTTGAGACCCTTATCCCGCAGGGTTTCTTTGACCTTGACGAGGACGAAGACGAGGACTACTAGATTTACCCCGAAAGGGGTTTATCGCGTACGTATCGCGTGCGCGACGCGTGCGCGAGCGCGAACGGTGGCAATTTTTAAGAAAACTCGCGTGAGGATTTTTTATCCTGACTTGACAAAATAAAAAAAGTATGGTATAGTTGTAGTTATCAGTTTGCAAGTAGCAAAGTGAGAGAGGATAAGATGGAAAAGATTTATTACTATGACAATTACAAGACAGAAATTACTTTAGACGACTGGGCTGAAAGTCCTCGTGGCTGGGATAATTTAGGCACAATGCTTACTTGGCAACGTGGCTACCGTTCACCAGACAATAATGACTTTGCAACGCCAGACGCCTTTGTTGAGTGGTGGAATGAGAATTGCGGAGTAAACGGCATTATTTTGCCCGTTTACTGCCTTGACCACGGCAACATAAGTTACTCAACAAGTGATTACAACGACAAGTGGGACTCTGGTCATGTTGGGTTTATTTACGTCACCAGCGAAAACTTTGCTAAAGAAGGAATAATGCTGGCAGATGCAATAAAAATACTTGAAAATGAAGTAAAGACTTACTCTCACTACGCTAACGGTGAAGTGTATTCTATTAACACCAGCATAAAAGTAGTTTGCGATTCCTGCAAGCACGTTGAGTGGGAATACGTTGATGGTTGCGGTGGTTACTACGGTGGGTTTGACCTAGAGGACTTACCAGAGGCTATCCGAGAAGAAGCGCAGAAGGACTTTAACATTACTAATAGAGGAGTGAGTGTATGAGTAAAGACAAGACCTATGAAGCGTGGGAGTTTATGAAGGAACACATAATCATTATCCCCGTAGGGTTTCCCCCGCCCGAAAAACCGGGGGGCGAGGAGTAATCCTCGTTATCGCGTACGTAAGTGCGCACACATCGCGTGCGTAATTCGCGTGCGCGATGCGTTAGTACGCGAAGGCTGGGATTTTTAGGAAAACCTCGCGTGCGTGAAAAATGTTGCTTGACAAAATGAAATTAGTGTGGTATAGTGGTATCTATCAGTTTGCAAGTAGCGAACTATGAAGGGAATAAAATGTCAAACAATGCTTACGAGATAGTAGCCCAGTCTATTATCTCTCAACTAGAGAAGGGTACTGCTCCTTGGCGTAAAGAGTGGGTAGCGAGTGGCTACGAACCTTTATCACTTAGCAGTAAGAAGCGCTATAACGGAATTAATCATTGGTTGCTATCGTTCTCCGCTATGGGTAACGGTTACAGTAGCCCTTGGTGGGGTACATTTAAGCAGGTTAAGGCTATGGGTGGAAGTGTGCGTAAGGGCGAGAAGGGTACACCAGTCGTTCTTTACAAGCAGTTCGATACTACTAACGCTGACGGCGAACCTAAGAAGGCAGTAGTTATGCGTTACTTTACAGTATTCAACGCTGACCAAGCCGACTGGGAGAATGAAGCGCCTAAGTACCAAGCACCAGAGACCCGACAATCAGTAGAGATTATCGAGAGCGCACAGAAGATAGTAGATACTTACTTTAGTCGTGAAGCGGTAACGCTGGCCTTTGGTGGCGACAGAGCGTACTACTCACCTAGCGCTGATGCTATTCAACTACCGAATCAGGAATCGTTCACTAACGATAACTCATTCTATGCAACGGCGTTCCACGAGATGGGACACTCAACGGGTCACAAGTCACGCCTAAACCGAGATGGCGTAGTGGAGAATCACTACTTCGGTAGTGAACTGTATTCAGAGGAGGAGTTAGTCGCAGAGTTCACTAGTGCGTTCTTATCTTCAGAGACTGGAGTTCTACCCGAAACCATTGATAACAGTGCAAGTTACATTGCCAGTTGGTTGAAGGCGCTAAAGAATGACCCGAAAATGTTGGTTAAGGCAGTCGGCAGAGCGCAGAAGGCTACTGACTACATTCTCAATGGGGCAAAGGTTACTGCTGAGTAACCTGCCCCGTTGGGGGTTATCGCGTGTATGCATACGCGAGCAATGATTATTTTTAGGAATCCTCGCGTACATAGGTCGCGTACGCGATAGGTATTTTTAATAAAACGTAGAGCCGAGGTTTCGTAGTTTTTAGGAAATCGCGTGTGTAAGAAAATTATCTCTAAATTGATTTGACAAATTAAACTTTGTGTGGTATAGTGGATACTATGAAGTTGAGCAAGTCGTTCAACCGAGTAAATTGAAAGTGAGTAACTATGTCAAAGATGTATGTGGATTATGCAGGTAACTATGGTTCAGCAGAAGATGAGGACTTTATGACTTTTAATACTGAAGACCTTAACAAGGCGCAGTTGGAGTTGTTGGAGGAAGACCCTACCGAGTTTTACTTTGCCATTAGTGGCGGTGACTGGTCTTGCCTAGAGACGAGGGAGGACTAATGGGTATTGATACAGACGGCACAGAATGGCGTACGGTCATTTACACCATAGCCATTGATGTTATTGCAGACAGCGAAGAAGAAGCACTTTATCAGGCTGAACTACAATTTAGAGACTACCCGTTATCAGAGTTTAATTTAGAAGTTCAAGTTATTGATTAGTGACTTGACAAACTAAAGAAAGTATGCTATACTAGTTGTATTGGTGACAAGCGCCAATCAAGAAAAGGAGAAAATTATGTCAGTAGAAGTAGAAGAGAAAGTATTTACATACAACGTCAGGGTTGTTGTGGAGTACGAGTACGAAGTAGAGGTTGGTTCAGAAGCCGAGGCAGAAGCCGAAGGTTGGAATTACGAGGACTACAAACAATTTTGTGGTGTGTATTCCATTGACGTTGAAGACGTTACCCCCGAAGAAGAAGAAGAAGAAGACGAGGAGGAGAACTAATGTCGTACGAAGTAACTTCAACACAAGCAATTAACGCTAGCGTTGCTATTGTTTATGATTACGGTGCGCTTTATTGGGACACCGAGGTAGACCCCGACTGGACTAATGAAGCCATTGAGGAACTTGCTTTGGCAGAGGTAGTAGATTATTTTGGCGAGCGTATGGGCAAAGGCATTGTAGCCATTGAGATACGCAGTCTATCAAATAGCGAGGTTAGTGCATAACCCAGGAACAGAGATTTAGTAGGCCACTTCACCTACACTCACCCCAGTAGTTTGCTAGCACAACTACTGGGTGTGAGGTTCTCGCTTAATTTGCTCTGAGAAGCCCCTATTTGGCCTTTACGGCCACTTTGTTGCTTTACCTGCTGTATCTGTTGTATCTGATTTACCTGCTGTAAAAAGGGGCTTTTCAGGGCGTAATTTTGTTGTCTTCGCGTATGCGATAAGAAACTTTCAAGAAAACCTATCGCGTGCACGTATCGCGTACACGAATACGCGAAGGGTTAGGTATTTTTTAAGAAAAACTGTGTGTGGTTTTTTTATCTGCATACCCTTGTAGTCATGCAGTTTTTAGGAAAACCTTTGTGTGAATTAATAATCTCCTACATTGCGTGCATGATTCGCATACACTAAATGCAATACTTTTTTAGAGAATTACCTTATTTTAAAGGCATTTAAAGTACGAAATACTACATTCAATGCATAATAAACATACATTTTATGCAATAATCACTCATTTGCGGCACTTAAATGCTTAAAAAGTACCTATACGCGCGGAAAAGTGCTTAGACAAGGGCGTTTAAGCATGCTTTTCTCACTCTTTATCCAGTAATTATCAGTAATTGCAACAAATTAGTTGCGTGGTTTCGTGTTGCCACCAAGCCACAAACAGAATACAATCAATGCAAAGACAGCAAACGCCATTAGCCATTAACTCCTAAGTACATTACAAACGCCATAATAGCAATCGTTACAATGCACGTCTTCAATAGAGCGCTAAACATTATTAATCCTCTATGCGGTTTAAGATTTTTTTTAACATAATTTCGCTGGCTTTGTTAAACTGTTCATCAGTTACTCCAACTTCTTTGAGTGCCGTTATCATTTCTTCAATAGGTGGTTGTCTGTCCATTGTTACTCCTTTCTTAGTACGGTGGTGAGTCTACTATTGCCAAGATACCAAGACTAGGTACAGTTACATAGTCTTCTCCATCTATCTTGATTCCATACGCCATAGACTTGTCAAAGATTACCTTGTCGCCTACTCGTACATCCATTAGAATAATCGTTCCATTGTCAGCGTATCTTCCAAGACCTACTGCTACAACTTCGCCCTGATTTGGAATTTCCTGTGCATTTTTAGGAATTACAAAGCCTGATTCAGTTACTTTGTCCTCATGGGTTAGTTTAAGAATAACTCTATCTTCAGTCGGCATTGCGTTCAGCATTTAGTATCTCCTCATCTAGTTTCATCATTGCGTCTTCTAATCCTGCTCTATACCCAGACCATTCCATTCCTGTTAGGTCTTTAGATAGTAATTGGAGCGTGTAGAGTTCCGCCTTTACCCTGTTAAGCGCCCCCGCCAAAAAAATCTGGCGAGACATTTCTATTCTTCCGTTGGATTACCTAGTGAGGCTGATAGTGCCTGACCAAGTTCTGCCTCAGTAAGTCCTGCCCTGAGCATTAGTGCAAACATGCCCTGAAGGACAATCTGCGCTATTACTACTAGGTCTAGTTCCTGTGCTTCATCACTCATTGGTTTCTCCTGTCTTTAGCCCAGCACGTTCAGCGCCGAGTTCAATAGAACTGCTAAATAATCTCTTAAACATTACATCTGGTTCTGGTGAGTAGTTGGATAGTTGATACACAAAACTCAGCATTGCTTCTCGGTATAGTTTGCCCTGCTCTTCTACCGTTAGCCCCACCAAAAAATCTGTGGTTTCAATGTATCGTTTTTCTACTTCCTCTACCGTCATGCCATCTGTGAAGACTGGCACGCCTTGTTGTTTATCACTCACTTATTAACCTTCTTTGTTAATACTGCCCTAAGCGTTCCCTTTTGAAAGATTCCCGCTTTAACTGCTTTGTTCCACTTGTAGGCAAAAAAGCCTACCATAATGAAAAACATTGCAGGAAATAGAAATACTAATAGTAATACCATTTTAAACTCCTTTCCATAAATTCAATACGACAATTGTACCACATAAAATGCCCCCTGTCAAGTACCTGTCTTAGGCCGATTTTGAAAGTACCATGTCTATAATCGGTAAAAAAGTAAAAACCTTGTAATCATTGGGTTTTAAAAGTACCAAAAAAGTACCTACAAAAGTACCTACAAGGTGACTTGACAAAATAGAATTTATGTGCTATACTAGATTCCATCAACGACAAGCGTTGGTGAATTAACGAAAGGAACTTAATTATGCATGTTTTACACAGAATTGCAGTAGAGGCAGAAAACGCCCAAGAAGCGAAAGACCTTGTTAATGAATACATTGAAGAAAGTGGTAATTTCAATTGGTCAGACTGGTCGGTAGTTGGTGGTCGTTGGGGTGAAGAAGATACCGTTATCAGTTATTCAGAGACCCCTGAAAAGTTTTTGGAAGCCGTTGAAACGGCAAGGCAATGGCGAGTTGAACAAGTCAATAGTTACCTTGCGAAGGTAGATGTTAAGCATGTTATGAATTTGCTAAAAAATTACAACGGCGAAGAACTTGCTTTTAACGACCAAGATGGTATGCAGGCTTGGCGACTTGGCAAAGCATTAGAAATAGCAGGTGGCGACAGTAACCCGTACGGTTATTTTTACGACATGGTTGATGGTGGTGCTGGTGATGAGTACCTCAAAAAACGTATAGAAAAAAATCCTACCGAGCAATACCTAGTAGCAGTAGATTTTCACTTTTAGGACTTGACAAAATACAATTTGTGTGCTATACTGGTTCACAACAACTAAACGGGCTAATAACCCAGAAAGGCGGTACAGAATGAGTGAAGAAATTAAAACATTTGGTGCAGACAATACGGAGGTAGTTTGGTTTGCCGAATTAACCGAGGGCATGATTGGTCATTTAGAGGCTGATGATTTGGCTGAATTGATTGATGCTCTTAGTGAGGCTGTTGCCAGTATCTGTGACGATTACAAAGTGGAGGGCTAACAATGATTAACAAAGACAAGTGGTGGAAGTTCACCTATGTATGTGACCCTGATGATTGTGACACGCTAACAGAGGTTACAACGCCCTCTGTTGGCATTAGCGACCCGAAGTGTTTTGTTTGTGGTCGAATGATGAACTTAGTATCTATCGGAGATGGGGCAAAGCAATGAGTAAGCAGATTCACTATGTGGTTAGGTATGACACCGAGACTAGAACATTCTCGATTGACACAGACACCGCCAATGCAGTTTTTAACGGCAACGGCAACGTTTATAACGTGGAGACTGACGAATGGGGTTGGATTGACGGCGAAAATGCAGAAGATTGCGAACACGCCCACCAGTCTTGGAGCATGCTAAACGTAATGATTGACGACTTTAAAAGTGCTGGAGAGGGCGCTTATGCTTAAAGCAAGGGTGCGCAAAGACCTAGTTGAAGATGAACTGGCGATTGGTGTATTGGTTGTTATTGGTTGCGGTGTTGATTTTAGAGAAAGATTTATGGAAAGTGATGAACTAGGTGAGTGCAACGTGCTTACTAGTGACGATTACAACAACTATGTTCTTTCTTGGCTTAACCCCGAAGGAGAAACACAACTGATTGTTGCTGACGGGGCTGATTTAGATTTTTTTGTAAAGTGACTTGACAAAATAAGTTTTATGTGTTATACTGGTATGTATCAAGGACAAGCCTTGATTCTTTAATAGAGAGGAATTACAAGTATGGGAACAAGAAGTGTATTAGCAATTATTGAGGGTGACGGTTTCAAGGGCCGTTACTGTCATTGGGACGGTTATCCCGAATCAATGGGCGCTCGCCTTTGGCAGAGTTACCAAGAAGTAGAAAATAATGCAGACGCTCTAATTGAGTACGCTGTAAAGCCAAGCCAAGACGGGCGTTGGTCTTCTTTTGTGCCACCGTCAGAAGTGGCTGAGACTGAGGAAAAGTACGGTACTCATGGAACGGCAACGTGGCGTGACGAAACGGACTGTGGTTTCATTCATTCAACTGGTGATGACTGGGGTACTGAGTGGGCTTATGTTATTGGCGACTTGGCTTTAATTGTATTTGAGCGCCGATTTGGCAAGCCTAACGGAGACCTCGGACATGGTACAGGTATGTTTGGCATGGGGGCTAGTGACACCGAAGTAGGCGGTTACTGGGCGCTTGTTGGAACGTACTACTGGGACGAGTCAGAACCTAACTGGGAACTTGTGCAGAACACGCTTAACGCCGACAGTATCGAGGTGAACTAATGGGTGCTGATTTTACTTTTGCAATTTGCAACATTCCCGTTGATACAAACAATACAATGATTTTGTCCGGCGACAACTTAAAGCGTGCTGTAACTGAGCGTTTTTTAAAAATTTCTCGTGAGGACGATTTATTTTTAACAACGCTTGAAGATTGTGGTGTTCTTTATTCAGAAGATGATGAAGATGTTGAATCAATTATTGCCGACAAAGCAAACGAAGTTGCTGATTTTCTTAGTAACTGGGGTGTTTTGCGAGACGTTTCAGACTTACATCTTGAAGGCAAGCATTACTTTATTACTGGCGGTATGAGTTGGGGAGATGAACCCACAGACAGTTACGACATAATTAACTTAATTGATGCTTTGGGGATTACTAACGAACCATTTACGTCAGAGGAATTGGCATGAACTGGGACGATTGGGTAAAAAAATACAAGCCAATAACAAATCCTTACAACACTTGGGATTCAATTCAATTTGAAACCTTTGGCGAAGATTGGGATTATGTAAAAAACTTAGACGAACACTATGTATGGACAGCAATTGACGTTGATGATGACGTGACCGTTGCTGGGCGTGCTTATGTGAATCGATTGCATTATTACGTCACCGAGATTGCTTGGGAAGACAAAGACATGGAGTTAGAAGTTATTGATGAAGACTACGAAAAGGAGGAAGATGAATGATTCATGTTGAAAAAATGATTGACGAGATGGACGATTTAGAGGCCGACTTTCTTATGCCTTTTAACGTTTCGCTATTGGAAGACTATTGGTTTGCAATGGAGAACGTAAATGACAATGGTAATTGGCTTGGTTACATTGTCCATAAAGACGGTGATGAACTACCAGTTGCTTACAACGCTTCTAACGGAATGACTAAGTATGCAAAGAAAACTTCGGCCTACAAGCCTTTTGTTGATGATGCTAACAAAATCTTTCCGCTTGACAGTTGCGCCATTGACACCATGAGTGCATTGCTTGTGTTGTGTGAGGCAAACAATTGGGACGAGGTTGAAGATGACCTCTAATCACACTTACAGGGCAACGTGCAGGGAGCATGAGCAATGGAAGTTTCTTAGCAATGATGAGAACAAGGTTTTCTTTCATGCTGGGTTTCATTGTGCTGAATACACTTGCCCCGAAGGCAACATTGGCATTGAATTGATTTGGTTGGGTGTGTAATGGCTAGGCGTTGGGACAAAATTAAAGAAGGTTGGGGTCGCAACGATTTTCCAGCATTGCTAGTGGAGAACTGGAAAAACATGAACAACAAGGAGTTGGCTATTGCAATTGCTGATTCTTGGACAATGCCTGAATGGCCTGCTCGAACACTTGAACCTAAGTATTGGGTAACTCTATTCAACATGGTTTTAAATGATGACGGCACAGGCTACTTGACTGATGACGGAACGATTTTATCTACCAGTTCTTTGCCCGAAAATTTAACGCTGTATCGAGGTTGTTATTCAGAGTTTGCTAGGGGCATGTCTTGGACTAGTTCTTTAGAGCGTGCTAAGTGGTTTGCATCCCGCATGGGTGGCAATGGAAATGTTTATACCGAGACTTTTCCTAGAGAATGTGTTATTGGTAAGTTTGATGGCAGGAACGAAGAAGAGTATGTTTTGGATTGCACTATGTTTGGAGAAGATGACGTGCAACTATTAGAAAGGATTAGGGGATGACAGAGGAGATTAAAGACTGTCTTAATTGCGGTTGCGAATACGGTTCTCATCTTTGGAACATTAATCAAAACCCCGAAGGCAAACCTGATTGGGAAGAATTAAATTGCAAAGAATGTGGTTGCGATTTGTATTATCCGCCCGAAGAACTTGCGGTTTTTTAAAAAATCTACGAGAGGAAAAAATGTATAATTTTTATAACGTTGATAGCGAAAAATGGACTATTGCTTTATACGAAAAACTAGGGCGTGCTTACAAGGAGATTGGTATTTTTTTTGAAGACGTAGTTGTTCGTTCAGAAGCATTTGAGTTGTTTGGCGAGATGTGCAACGCCGTACCAACATGGCAGGCTGTTGAGTATGCACTTGAAGTGGATGCTCAGGGCGGTGAAATACCAGCATTTGAAGTTCGTTTAATAGATTCTAAAAACAAAGTTTTAGCAACTGTTCTTTGGGATGTTGAAAGCATAAAGCAATGTGTTGCAGACTATAAAAGCAGAAACATTAAACAATACAAATTAACTTTGCTTGCAGAAATTGATGAAGAAGACATTGAAGAAGACATTGATTGGGAATTGCTTGCAAACACGGGAAAATTAACCGTACTTGACATTCAGCCTAATTAGTGCTATAATGGTTACATAAAGAAAGGAGTAGTATGGATTTTAACAACAAAAGATTTGATTACATTAGTGATGCACCGTTTGACACATTGTTAAGCAGTGTTTCTTCACAGGGCATTAAAGTGACGGCCATTGCTGTTCCTGAGGATGCAGTTACAAGCGAGGAAAGACCTTACGATTACATTGAATTGCCTGACGGGATTGAAACAATTATTGCTATTTCCGAAAAGTTTATTCAAGACTTGATGAAAGAATCTAAGTCAGACTTCTCTAAGGGTTATACCCTTGGAATGTTTGTTAATCATTTATTGCAAGAAAAACTTACTGAACTGTTGGGGGAAGATGAGTGAGCAACAAGAATTAATTAGGGCAAGGCACATTATTGAAAAAGCAGAACGTGATGGTTCTAACGTTGTTGATACTTTGAAATCTCACATGGTAAGCAACACGCTTATTGAGGAATTAACTGGAGAGGCAGTTGTTCTTGCAAGGCGTGAGCAAAAACGTGACATGGACAAAGAATTGCAAGACTGGTGCAGGATAAATGCAAGTTTGGAATTGACAACTGCAGAAATTCAAAGTATGCTTAAGGTAACGGATTCCTTAGCATTGAAGTTGGTGAAAAACACTGATTACTTTGTTAAGGTGAAGCGCGGACTTTATAGAGTTCGTGATGGTTTAGCGGAACGGGAGGCCGTTAAAACAGGCAAAATCCTTGACTAGTAGGGTGGAGAGTGGTAGTGTTGCGACAGTTCTGTCGTAGCCTACTGCCCGAGGCGTACGACGCCGTTGGGCAGTCCCTTTCTCTGCCCAACGAGTGCAGTGGCACTAGGGGGAACGACTTGGTGCCACTGCTTACCTCTCACAAATAGCGGAAGGTCCGCAGTTTTTAAAAAAAGTTTCAGAAAGGAAAAATAATATGAGTAACTTAACTAGGGAAATTAATCCAATGAAGGCAGAAAGCCCTCGTCCTCGTAACTCTGCAGGTGGTCGTGGACCATCGTCTAAGACTATTGCTCGTCGTGAGCAATTGCAGAGCCAACCGGGAACGTGGTTTGTTTGGAAGGAAGATTCAAAGACTGGTGGAGACACCGGACAGGCTCTTCGTACGCTTCTAGGAATTAGCAACATCACTGGTGTTGACCGTAGTGGTTTGTCATACGAAGCAACAGCCCGTATGAGCGAACAAGGCACTTGGACTATCTATGTTCGCTACGTTGGCGAGCGCAGAGAGTTTGCAACTGCTTAATAATTTCCCGTGTCGGAAATAGAGAATCCCCCGCCAAAAGGCGGGGGATTTCTACTTTGCGTTGTGGTATAATTGTTGCATGAACAAACCCGAAGGCATTACATACATTGCACAAGACGGCTCTTTCGGAGACGCCAACGGAATCATTATTATCAAGAACTCAGACCTTGCTGAGGGTGTATTAGAAACCCTTACAACAGCGCCAGATAAGCGTAAATGGGCATTTGAGCAGTTAAGTAATATTGATTACCAGAACACTGTTGTAGAGCATTCTGGCACGTTTCTTACAACCACTCAACGCACAAGCCTAAATAACCAAGTTAGAGAATTCTATCTTGGCAAGAACTACACGCTTAATCAATAACTTCAGCGTCAACAATTCCTGACGCCCAACTTGGCTCCATGTCGCCACCAAGTTCAATCATGCTGTTTGCAAACATTTGACGAGCAATGTCAATTTGCGATTCAGACAATTTTAGGTCTTTGCTAAGAATAATTGCCATGAAGGCTGCTCCAACCAAACTGGCTTGATGTTCTTCAAGTTCAATTACTCGTTTGCGCAAATCGTATTTCATCATAAACTCAAGAGCATTTTGATATCGCTCCCAAGCACGTTCCATAACTTCAATCAATGCTCTAACGTGTTCAACGCCAGCCTTGTCAGTTACTTCCAAAATGCCGTTTAGTTCGCTCATCTTGTCTTCAAGAATAAGTGTCCATTGTTTCATCTTTGAAGCAAGTTGAAACGCTTCAACTTCTGGTGGCCCAAGTGGTGTTGGTTCACCTAGTTGTTCTGAAAGTGTTGCAAGTTCTTTTTTCATAACAGTCTGAACTGCGCCAGTAGTGTGCTTGGCTGTATTGCCAAGATGCCACTTACAAGTTCCAGCCCCAAGGTGATTAGTACCCATGCCTGCTGTTTTGTAACAGTAACGAGTAATACCCAATTCCTTGAGTTCTTTATTCTTAAGCCTTGCTCCGCATTTACCTTCTAAAGGTTCTGCGCTTCCCGGCAACTTTTCTTCTGGGTGCAGTTGCGCCCAACGTTCTTCATCAGTCATTGTTAAACCACCAATCAGGTAATGCCCAATCTGAAGGCATGCCTAGTCTAACCATATGTGCGCATGGGTCGCTACCCTCTTCCCATGCTCGTTCTTCAGTTTCATGTAACGGCATTGCATCATGCGTAGAACAAAATTGTTCAGTGCAAAATCCGTTTTCAGTACCGTACTTCAACCATTCGTCAAAATTCATTTTTCCCTTTCATTACCATCCTCGTCCACAACCGTATTGGTCGGGAACATAATTTGGTATTCCTGCCGATGCTTGTATTTTTCTAGCAATAAATACTTGTTGTTCTGGAGTTGCATCATACAACGGTCCAAACAATTTAAATCCTCCGTAGGCGTACCAATTTGAAACAAGAATACCTATTCCGCCTTGATAAACACTTCCCATTGAATGCCAATTACTTCCAGTCTCACATTGAGCAACCTTTAACCACTCATCCATAATGTCAGGTGACACAAGCGGTGGTGGAACCATTGTTGGCAACGTCGTTGGCGCATCAATGTGCGTTAACGAAGGCGGTGCAACCGGTGGTGCTGTTAGTGATGCTGGGTTCCATGATTGTCCTACGGCAATTGTTGTACTTGTTGATACCGTTTCCGCCGAGGGATTGGGTGAACTAACACTGAATACAGCAAGTGACAATAGAACAATAGAAAGATATTTCATTTAACCTTTTCTACTTCGACCCACAGTAAAGATTTTTTACTGGGCCAGCCACGCTTGGGGAGTATTTAATTGCTACTTCCACAGCGTAACTTAGTTCGTTTGGGCCTATGTCTTCGCAACCTTCTAAGTAACCGAGGGCATAGGGGGAACCGCTACCAATCGCCAAATACGGCGACTCCATTTCAATCATCGCAAAGTCACCTTGAATGATGACCAATGGACGACCGGGCCAAGCGCAAAGAATCTCCATCTCTTTAATGGATTCATCTTCACCCTTCACTTCTTTGAGCATAGAGACAATAGTCTCCGGACTCACTTTCCTTGCCTTTAACTTCGACAAAAGATTTATAATGCGCCACGAACCAGCCGCTCCTATAATGCCATTGCCAGCATGAATAATTGCTTTTGGTGTTGAGGCGGCTAGAACCATGTCATCGTCGCTTGATGCAGAGTCAAATGACATACCGCACCAATTCTCACTTGTACATGCAACAACTACTGTCATTAGTCCCAAATTCCTTCAACCAACAAAGTGCGGTGGCGAACAATTCTGTCTGGCCATGTTACACCTTGCAAACGGTCTCCACGAAAACGTTTTACATTTAACATTGTTTCATCAACTTTGTCTTTATACAATGATATACCAATTTCAGGCCAAGCCATCCAGCGCTGTGAGCCCATTGGCGTTAGGTCACGTTCTCCAGCCTTACCCTTAGCCGCGTGATGCTCCATAACAAGGGCAAACTTGTATCTCGTTCTAAGGTCATCAAGTACAGCCATTGCAGAGTCAGCAGAGTCTTCGTATGTCTCGTTAGGTTGCCTGCGATACATTTTGTAAATAGGACCAATAACAACCAAGTCTGGTTTATGAGCCGCAATTTCACGCTGTATTTCTGCCTTGTCGGACAGATTTCGAATCTCAATACCACCGGGACGACGATAAATCTTTAAACGTTCTTCATCAAAAGCAGTACCAACTCTTCCAGCCATGTGTCTCATGTATGGTTCAGCAGTTTCGGTAATTGCTTGCGTTGGGTTTTCAAGGTCAATAATCAATACACGCTTAGGTTCAATCGGCTTGTGACTGAATGGGTGAATGCCTTGCGATACTGACATAGCAATCGTTCTAAGTAGAAGCGACTTACCAGCACCTTCTTCTGCAACAACAATTGTTCGATAGTCTTGGTGCATCATTCCTGGAATAACAACTGGTGCAATCGCTTCCGCATTTGCAACAAGTTGGCTAATGGTCATTGCTTGTGGTTCAAGTGAACGCATCGAGCCAACGCCAGTCAACATCTTTCCCATGCCTGATGCAATCTCGTACGGGTTCTCGCCCTTCAGCAACAAGTTCTTGTATGTATCAATCTCTCCAATGAGTTTGCGACTAGAACTGTGCTTAAGAATTATTGCACCGTACTCACTAGCGTTCTTCCATGAAGGAACGTTTAGAGACATGTTGATTAACTTGGGGGCAATTTCTGCATCGTTAATTTCACCAGCAATAGTAACTGGGTCAATCTTTACGCCCCTTGAAAAAAGACTGCGAATAGCGGTAAAAATCCTTGCGTTCAAAGGATTGTAAAAATCCTCAGGAAGACAAGAATCAATGCCTTCTATAACTGCTTCAATAGACAAAAGCATTGAACCTATCAATGCCTCTTCTGCCTGAAAATCGTGGGGTATGGTTTGCCCGTTCACCAATAACCCTTTCTAGTAAGTGGTAAATTCTAATGAATGACGACGGCCTTGGTTGTCAAGTTTGTAAGGCCTGCCGTTTATGTCAATAGGTTGCCCTATTTCGTTAGTGGGACGACTGTAGTTCATCTTGACAGGATTATCAAGTATTACTTCTCCGTCAACTGGATTAATCCAAGTCTTTAACTTATCCCAGTCTTCGTAAATCTCAGCAACAACAATCTGCTCTGGTGTTAGTGGAAAAACATCATCTTGTTTGCCAAGATAGTCTTCGTATCGCCTGCTCGTGCCGAAGAACGTTTTGGGGTGTAATGTGTATAGAGGATTTTCGTTCTTCCTCTTTATAGCGTAGTTTTTTACTGCTTGCATCAACGTCTCGTAAGGAACCTTGTCATTCCTAATACGACCGTTGTAAGCCTCAAATGCTCCCGACTTGTTTTCCTTTCGAGGATACAAAAGCCATAGTGCCTCAAACTCAGGTGTATAAACTTTAGCCTTACGAGTCTTTTTCCCCTCGCCTTTTGGCGAGATTATATTATTATATATATTATTATTATTATTCCCCTGGACATCTGTGTCCACCCCCCTGGACATTTCTGTCCCCCCTGACAAATTTGTCCCCCCTAATTCGGGGTTGTAAGGCCATAGGTAGTAGACATTAGTTTGTTGTTTATTGTCCTTAAAACTACTTTTAACAATAATCGCTCCAACATCGCTTAGTTCTTTAATCTTGCGACGAACAGTACGAGCATCAACTTTAAGTAAATTCGCAAATGAACCGTGAGAGGTGTTAGCAATAAATACTTCGCCCATAAGAATTGCCTTCATGTAACCAAAAAGAACTTTGGCCAATGGACTTAAATCGGGGTGAACCAAAATCCACGAAGGCGTAATAATAGACTTTTCTCCAGTTAAATCGCCAATAATTGTTGCGCCATCAAACTTAAGAGAGTAAATCGCCTTGCCCTCATGGTCGTATCTATCTGCCCTCATTTGCTCATTCCCCTTTCAGCAAGCGTTTTGACGAGTTCGCCAATAATGCTTCCTTGTTCCTCAACGTCAACACCGTCAGTAACGGAGTTAACAACTTTTTTCTTCTTGTCTAACAGACTGTACATGTCTTCGTCAATGGTCTCAGGTGCTAGCAAATACCATGCTGTTGCACCGTGCATGTCATTAACTCGACCATAACAACGGCTGGCACATTGCTCATGTATAGCAGGTGTCCAACCTAGTTCACAGAAGACTACATCACTTGCGGCTGTAAGTGTTAAACCCTCACTAGCGGCTGTCATGTTTGCTACAAATACTCGTACTTTCGGGTCGTTCTGAAACGAGTCCACTGCATTCTGTCGTTCTTCGACTGAAACTCCGCCACGAATCTTCACTGCTACATCTTGGTACCGAGCATACAGTTTTTCAACCATTTCGATATGTTCCGCAAAAACAATGACTTTTTCACCCGTACCGGACTCTAGGAAATTGTCCAACCACGAAGCAGTGCTTTCAAACTTGATTTTCGACACCGCATCACGAAGTGCGGTAATACGAACAAGATTAACCGAATTTTCAAGGGCAATCTTCTTGCCCCAGTAAGCACTAGAGCCGTCACTGCCTTCTTCTTCGGCAATATCACGCGCACGTTGAGCAAAATACTCAACAACGTCGTCTTCGACTACCTTGTATAAAGCCATTTCTTCAGTAGAAACTGATAGGTATTGCACGGCGTTTCGTAGTTCTGGAAGTTCTCCATAAACGTCCATTTTGTTGCGACGTACAAAACAGGTTTCACGCATTTTTTCGTTAAGTTCTTTGGTATTAAGAGCAACATTGCGCTTTGGTGCGTAACGGTTCTTAAATCTCCAAACGCCACCGAAACTGTCCAACTGACCAATGGCTTCAAGTTGGGGAATTAATTCTTCGGGGCGGTTCGTAATCGGCGTGCCGGTGAGTAGGAGTACAAAGTTCTCGGGTCCAAGCGACTTCGCCAACTTCATAACGGCGTCAGTACGCTTAACTGTCCAAGTTTCTCGGGGGCGAATTGCCAACGCACCACATTCTTTGCATACTGCGGTGTTTGCTCGGCACGGTTTTTCACATTCCGGGCATCGCCACTTCTTCTGCCCGTTTTTAATAGCGTGAGATTCGTCTACAACGAGTGAAACAAAGCCATGTTCCATAATGTTTTTGTTGCGTTGATATAAAATATCGTAATTAACAACAATTACATCACAGGGTTCAATTTCCTCTGACTTACCACCATTGAGTATCGAAACGGTCAAATTTGGAAAAAATTTTTTAATTTCCCGCTCCCAATTTATTTTTAATGTATTAGGACATACAACAACAGCAGGGAAAGCGTCTTCCGATGCAAGGGTAGCAATGGCTTGTGCCGTCTTCCCAAGTCCCGGTTGGTCGCCCAAAATGCCCTTACGGACTTGCTTCAAATAAGCAATTCCGGCTTTTTGGTATGGAAGGAGCGGGATTTGTATGCCCGGAACTTCAAGGTCAGCGTTCAAAGATTCCGACGCCTCACGCATGGTTTTGGCCTCGTTCATTACATTACGAGCGGTTTCCATAAGGCTGTCTTCAATGGTGAGGTTGTGCAGAAGAGCGAAACGAATCGCTTGCATAATGTCACGTTTAGGAACTAGCCAAGAACGAGATTTTCCGTTCCATTTTGCGCTAGGAACAGAAGATTTAATGGCCGTAATCATCTTAGGGTCATAGTTAAAACAGATAGTAACGGAATCCCCGTCCATTTCCACTTGAAACTCTTTGCCCGAATCAGTAAAATACTTTTTAACGTCTGAGTCTTGCAATTCAGGCGCCAATGTGATATTATGTGTGTTAGCAAGATTGCGAACTTCTATTATGGAAGAAAGAGGGAAAGTATTAACTTTCATCTCCCCATCCCAACGACGACCCGGAATATTGCGACTATCCTCAACAAGTTGTTTGTTATACTCGGTTTTCAAAATAATAACATTATCTTTAACCCAAGCGTAATTGTTTGCAGGAACGTTTTGCATGTTACTATTATAACACAGAAAGTTCCGTTTGTCAATACTTGACACAGAACAAATGTTCGGATAACATGTAGAGAAATTTGAAATTTGAAAATGGAGGTTTTATGGCAAAGAAAGCGGTAACTCAGGGTAAGGACAACTTAGCCTCAGTTTTAGCAGAGATTAACAAGCAGTTTGGTGCTGGTTCTATTATGAGCCTGAGTCAATCAGACGTAGTGCCTGTTGATGTAATCACGACTGGTATTTTGCCATTGGACCTTGCCCTTGGTGTGGGTGGTCTTCCTAGGGGTAGAATTGTAGAATTTTTTGGACCACCTTCTTCGGGTAAGTCCACCCTTGCTCTTCACGTAATTTCTGAAGCGCAAAAAATGGGACTGACATGTGCCTACGTTGACGCTGAGCACGCCCTAGATGCCGTTTACGCGGACGTAATTGGGGTTGACCTACCCAGCCTACTAATCAGCCAACCCAACACCGCAGAACAAGGTTTGGAGATTACTATTCGCCTTGTAGAAAGTGGTGAAATTGGTGTAGTTGTTATTGACTCTGTTGCCGCTTTGGTTCCCCGCGCTGAAATTGAAGGAGAAATGGGCGATGCCCATGTTGGACTTCAACCAAGGTTGATGGGCCAAGCATTAAGAAAGTTGACAGGAACCGTATCAAGAACGAATACTTTGGTTATTTTTATTAATCAATTGCGTGAATCAATTGGAAAGATGTATGGGCCAAGTGAATACACACCAGGCGGTAAGGCATTGCCTTATTATGCTTCAGTTCGACTAGACATTCGACGCATTCAAACCATTAAAAAGGGTGAAGAAGCAACCGCTAACCGAACCCGAGTAAAAGTTGTAAAAAACAAAGTTGCACCACCATTAAAGCAAGCAGAATTTGACCTTGAATATGGCGTTGGTGTTCCAAAAGCCAATGCTCTTCTTGATTGTGCTATTGACGCAGGTGTTTTGCGTCAATCCGGTGCTTGGATATATTATGAGGGTGAGCAGTTTGCAAACGGAAGATTGAAAGCAAAGGCTAAACTAGAAGAACAACCAGAATTGTATGAAACTATATACAATCAGGTAATTGCTACAATGGAAAACAAAAATTTTAAAATAGGACTTGACAATGACGAAAATTAATGCTAAACTAGATAACGAAAAGAAAATTACAAAGGCAATTGAAAAGTGGTACAACAAGCATGCTTACGGTCCAAGTTATCGTGACCTATCGGAGATGACTGAAATGTCCCTAGGAAATGTCTTTAGTGCTTGTCAGCAATTGAGGGAAGCAAAAGTAATTACTTTCCAAGATGGTGTAGCAAGAACAATAAAACTATTGAATAAATAAATACAAACAAGAAAGGAATAACAAAATGGGCAAGCATTTGAAGTGGGAGGAACCGCCAGTAAAGTCGGCTGTTCCTCGAAAGAGTACAAAGAAGTATCGTACAAAGACGTATGCAACACGTCTGAAGGAGAAGCCGGGTCAATGGGCTGTTATCTATGAAGGTGACAAAGTTGGCTCTGTTCCAACATCACTTCGTGGTCCAGAATTTGAGCGAAAGCATGGTCGGGAGATGGTTGGTCGAAAGATTATCCACCGCGTCTATGTTCGATACATTGGAAACAACGTTGATGTTGCTCCTATTGAAGAGTTGGTGTCACACCCTATTGATACCGTTGACGAATATCAAGAAATGATTAAGTCAATGGTGGCTGATGCAGTTCGTCAAACCATCAGGGAACTTCAAAAGGAGAGTGTTCAATGAATAAAGTAAAAGTAATCCCAGTATGGAATATGTCGGAAGAAGACTGGCTTGAGGCTCGTGAGGGTGGTATTGGTGGCAGTGATGCCGGTACTGTTTGCGGTGTTAATAGGTACAAGTCTGCTTACGCCTTGTGGGCTGAGAAGTCTCACATTGTAGAACGTGACCCTGTAGTTGGCGAAGCCATCCGCATTGGACATAAGTTTGAACGTCCTATTGCTGAATTCTACGCCGAAGAAAATAACAAAGCCGTTGTTGAATGGCCTGTTATTCTTTGGTCAGAAGAAGAAGGTCGTGAGTTTATGTTTGCGAACCTTGACTTCTTAATTGTTGAACCAAGTGATGAGTTTCCTGCTGGCAAGGTACAAACTTGGCGTTTTGATTACGCACCACCAAACATCTTGGGTATTCTTGAGGTTAAGACCGCCGGTATTGCTGGTCCAGGAAATCCTGGCGCATGGGCAAACAATCAAGTTCCACCGAGTTACATGCTTCAGGGATATCACTATGGTGTTGTAACTGGTTTTACCAATATAACTTTTGCGTGTCTACTCGGCGGTGCTGGACTTCAGGTTCGTGAAATGCAATGGGATGATGAAATTGCAGAGAACATGGTCATTGCAGAGCAACAATTTTGGGATTGCATTAAATTTGGTAACGCTCCAGAAACTGACGGTAGTGATGCAACTGAATCAGCACAGCAAAAACGTTACCCTCGCCACGAAGAAGGCAAAGGCGTTGAAGGTGGTTCTGATTTGCAGGCTATTTGGGATGAATTTACAGAAGCAAAAGCCCGTGCGGACGAAGCAGATACTCAACGCAAAGCATTGCGAGCAAAAATTCTTGAAATTGTAGGCAATGCAGAGTTTGCTACCGTAAATGGCAAGGCTATTCTTTCTTACAAGGCAAGCAAGGATGTTGAGACACTTGACACCGAACGACTTAAGGCAGAGGCTCCTGAGATTTTTGAACAATTTAAAAAGACTCGCCCCGGTTCAAGAACTTTAAGGCCGTTAAAATAATGAACTTGACAAAATCAAATAAGTGTGTTACACTTGTACCAGTCTTAAAGAAGACTACTATTGTGAAAGGAAATAAATAATGCAGAGTGAATCAATCAATGAATTAATTACGGCACTCGTTGCGGCTCAGGCAGAATTTTCTGCTGTGCCTAAGGGTTCTGTTAATCCGTTTTTTAAGAGTAAGTATGCGGCGTTGCCAGAAGTAGTTGCTACTGCTGGTCCTGTACTTGCTAAGCATGGACTTGCTGTTAGTCAGTTCATTACTTACGACGAAACTGGAGACTTGCTTATGACGCATCTACTCCACACTTCAGGTCAGTACATGGCTTACGCAATGAAGTTACACATGGTTAAGGCAGACCCAATGGCGCAGGGCAGTGCTACAACGTTCGCTCGTCGTTATGCCTACATGGCATGCTTGGGGCTTGTTGCGGATGAGGATGACGATGCAGTTACTGCAAGTCCACTTTCAACTGGTCAGGCTACTAAGCCAGAACCCAAGTCAGCACCTGCACCTAAGCAGGACAACACTCTCGGCAACGCAGTTGCTAAAGCGGCTGGTAAGCCAACAACCAACATGGCAACCGAGAAGATGTGCAAAATGATTTGGGCTATTAGTCACAGTTCGCTGGGCTTTGATGACCCAACAATGTATGACACTATTGATAACGTTACAGGTAGGAGAGTTCCGAAGTTGGAGCAACTTACCTTTGACGAAGCGAAGTCTGTCATCGAACACCTACAATCACTACAAAGCAATTAGGAGATAAAGTGAATTCAATTATTACCGTTACCGGAAACCTTACCCGTGAGCCTGAGTTAAAGTTCGGGGACAATGGCCTAGCACGAGTTCGTTTTGGGCTTGCATCTACTCGCCGTGTTAAAGAACGTGAAACAACAAGTTATTACGACGTTATTGCTTTTGGAAAGACCGCAGAAAACGTACACGCATCACTTGCGAAGGGTGCTGCTGCAATCATTAGCGGTCGTCTTGAGGTTAAGGACTTTGAACGCAAGGATGGAACCAAGGGAACAGCAGCAGAAATTGTTGCTGAAGACGTTGGCGCTTTGCTTAAGTTTGCAACAGTCTCAATTCAAAAGAACGAAAAGGGAACTTCATCTGCGCCAGCAGGTATCAACCCATGGGATGAAGAAGACTTTTAATGTCTGAAAAAACCAATTACTCTGTTCCGCTTAGTTACATGCGTATTGAAGAAACAATGCGTCACGCCATGAATCAAATGGAAGACCTTACATCTTCATTCGCTGTAACGGCGGACGAGTTTGGTAGAGCAGAAGCAACTTATGAAATCTCTTATGCCAAGAGTCGTTTGTCGGCTCGGTATGAGGGAAGTCATAATGGATTAAAGATAACCGCCGACATGGCATCTGACCTTGCAACAACCGAGACGGAAACCGAACGGCTTGCAATGGAAGCAGCCAAGGCAAAGCATGATGCAACACGCCAAGCACTCTTATCGGTTCGTAGCCGTGTAGAGGCCCTGAGGAGCCTTATGGCTTCCTACCGAGAAGCAGGAGGGTGATGAATGTCATACGAAAATGAAATTCAAACGTACATTCTTGAACTAGAAAAAACAGTTGAAGAGTTACAAAAAGAGACAAGCAAACTTCGAATTGAACTTGATAAATCGAAGCGTCTCATTTCTATTCTTGACAGTCAACAACAACACGTTGACCTTTAGTGGAAAGACGTAAGCGCCTCGTAGTTAAAAAGGTTCTTAAAAGAAAATCAACGCTTAACACACGTTCTACTTTAAAATCAGAGAAGGGGCTGAAAGCGACAAAATCGCTTCAGCCCCGTTCTTTGAAAATGAAAAAAATATATAAGGAACGTGCTCCCTTTGTTAAAGAGTTTCTTGAATTGCATCCAATTTGTCAGGCACGTTGGGACAATAACTGCTATATTAAGTCAGTAGATGTTCACGAAATATTACCTCGCAGTGCTGGCGGTAAAATAGTTGACACTAAGTGGGATAATTACATGGCAGTATGCCGGTATTGTCACACAATGATTACCGATAACCCGCAAGAAGCGCACGAACGAGGATATAGAAAATGGTCTTGGGAAGAATAAACGTAGAACATCACTATGTTGATTTTATTTTTAATAAAGAAAAATATGAAGTCAAATGCACATGTTCTTGGAAAGTTTTAGTTCCCAAAAGAAGTGAAGCAGTATCATCTGCCTATCAACACCTTGCGGATATGTCGGCAGAACGAGATGTTTAAATATTCCGACTACGAAATCCTAGAATTTATTAGAGTCCTTGAAGAATCAAGACCTGATTTTTATTGGCTTGCGTTGTGTCGTAATTCAAACACAAAAGAATTTTTTCCTGGTCGAGGTCAATCGTCAAAAATTAAAAAGGCTGTTGAAATGTGCCTCTATTGCCCAGTGCAATACGAATGCCATGAGTACGCCATTGATAATAAAATAGAACATGGAGTTTGGGGAGGCTCAACTCCAGAACAGAGGGCAAGATGGATACAGAACGACGTGACGGTTCACGACGCATGGCTGGAAATAACTCCAGAACTAGAATAAAGAAGTGTTTAATGCTTCTGCTTTTTGCTTTAATAATTTTTTAGCAAGAGCAGAATAACCTGGTTCGTACTTACAGGTAACATGAACTTCATCGCAATCTTCAAAGCCCGGTTGCCCCTGAGGACATAAATCACCACATACAATGCACGGTACCCATTTGTATTTATCTGCTTTGTTTTTGCGTAAATTTATTTGACGAGCAATTTCTACGTTCTTAGGTTCTTTGTTTTTTTTCACAGTATCGCTAAATCGCTCCAACCAAAAGCACCGCAACCAGTTCCGACTAACAACGTCAGCATTCCCGGAGGACAGTTACTTCCTGTAGTGCTTGTGTACCAGTGTGAACCACCATCAGCAGCGGGTGACATAAAAACCTGACGACCCGTAGCACTAGATGCTACAAAGTGGTGAAGGTGTCCACAGAAAAGAATGTCTGCGTTAGAGATAGGTTGACGACCCATTGCTTGTCCAAGCCACCACGATTCAATTTTTCCAATTGAACCGTTAGTCTTTATCCAGTTCTTGCTTCCACCATTACGGAAACTGTGACCGTGAGCAAAGCCACAGGTAACACCAGAAATATCTAGGGTCATAGTAAGGTCATCTGCAATGGCACCGAGTGGAATGCTTACATTGGCATAACGTTCCGCGTTGTGACTGATTATTTCTGCAATGCCATCAAAGATAGCAAGGTCATCATTGTCGGTCCACGTTGTGTATGCCTTGCCCATGGCATTACGGTTTTCACCGTGGTTACCTGGAACGGCACCAAGAACAACGTTGTATCCTTCATCAACCATAAGGTCAACAAAGCGCATAACAAGTCGTCGTGCTAAACGCATTTGTTCTCGACGGTCTAAATCTGTATTAGCGGTCTGCATTGCATAATGTCCTGAGCATTGCTCAATAAGGTCACCAAGACCAACGCCGTATACAGTGTTAATCTCACGGCCAATCTTCTTCAAGTCCTTAAGACGTTGAACAAGTCGGTCTTGAAATGCAACGATGCGGTCAGCAATCATTGCGCTTCCCCCGCCTTCATTTTTTCCCGCTTGCCAGTCACTAAGAAGAACAAGCATTGAAGTATCGCCAGTTGGCTTTGTTTGCTTGGCTGGTTTGCGCTTAGCAACTTCTTTGCATAGTTTTGTAAGGTCTTCTGGTTCGACTACAACTGGCTCTAATCTGTGACGATAGAACTCGCTAATGTCAATCTTGTTTTTAGACATGGGGTTCCTCGTCCCTTATTTTCCGCAGCAGCATAAGCCGCGTCGGTGTTCAGAAAGAGTGGTCCTTTTTACTGGAAAACCCCATTTGTCCAGAACTTCCATAATAGTTGCAGTCTGAACTTCTTTGTTAGGCATTTTTAAAACGGTGTTTATTTTTGCCCATTGTTCTTCACTTAGTGGAAGAGAACCAATGGCGCATTTTTTTGCTGAATAAAACTCAGACAAATCTACCTTTGACATTTTGACACTCCTTGGTTAATCCTCCGTTGTATAAAGGTTACACCAGTGTTATTTAAATGTCAAGCATTTAGCCCATAGGAAAGTCAGGAGCCAATACAACTAACTCACCCATTGCTCGAACTTTGGTCTTGGTTTGGTCGTGATTAATTGCGTCATCCGGCTCACCCAAAAACGAGTAAACCCAAACACCATCGTCATACAAACTGGTGTCAATGCTGGCAACGTAAAGGCCAAGGCCAATGCGAACAATTGTAGATGTTACGTCACCCACGCCATAAGTGTAATTAAATATTTGTGGTGTACCACCATTAATTTGAAAACCAAAATAAACTTGGTCCGGGTCAATAATAGTTACATTGTCTTGAGCCAAAAATGGCTCAGAGGTAAAGAACTGAATGGTAGTTCCTTGAACGTATGTGTTTGCAATAAATGGTTTCATAGTTTATTCCTCTGGGTTAATGCCCAAGTAATCTAAAACTGCTTCCCAATTACCTACGTCCATAACTTCAAGAGTTGCTGATGAAGCGCTAACTTCCAGGCTTCCTGGTTGTGGAGTAAAATATCGAATGTTTGTGCCGGAAGAAAAACCTGTTGATTTACTGTTTCCGGTGTTGTCAAAATACGTTTGGTTTGAAAATTGTGGCATTAGAACTTTACCTGACTTGCAATTACCGTCCAGGTACTTGAACCTGTACACACTACTGTAAATGTGTATGAATCTCCAGTAGAAGCGTCAGCGGCAGTTGGGGCTGCGCCACCTTGCCACCAAAAAGTAATGTTATTGTACGTAGTATTGGTTGCAGGTATTCCAGACGCCGCAGCAGCAACACCGTTAACCGAAATGCTTGAAGGCAGGTAGGCCGTAGAACCGTTAATAACTACCATGGCAAACGTAACCGATTGGCCGGAAGTTGTTGGGCAACCAGTCATATTGATGGCGTACGAAGCCGTTGGATTGGCCGTGTACATAAAAAACGAAGTTGTTCCAGCCGCAAGCGTTGCGGCAGTTGAACCACTAAGTGCTGTATTAGAAACGCTTACAGATTCAAAAGGTGCATTAAGAAGAACGTTTGTTGTTGACGCCGATGTTCCTTGCGCACCTTGATTACCTTGTGAACCTTGAGAACCGGTTGCGCCTTGAGGGCCCTGTGGAATACTAAAGTTAAGTGTCGCCGCACCTTGAGAACCAGAGTTGGTTACAGCAGCGCTGCTTGTGTAAGCAACGGTTGTTGTTGTACCAATGGTAATGCCTGATTGGTATCCCTGATAACCTTGGGGACCTTGTGCTCCAGTGGAACCTTGTGAGCCTTGTGAACCAGTAGAACCTTGCGAACCTTGACTTCCTTGTGCTCCGGTTGAACCTTGGTTTCCTTGTGTTCCTTGAGGACCAGTAGAGCCCTGAGTACCCTGATTTCCTTGTGTTCCTTGAAAGCCTTGGTTTCCTTGAAATCCTTGTGGACCTTGAGGAAGACTAAAATTAAATACAGCAGCACCTTGCGTACCTGTATTTGTAACTGATGCTCCGGTTGAATATGAAACCGTTGAGGTTGTTCCAAGTGCAACGCTGGCTTGATTGCCTTGATAGCCTTGCGTTCCTTGAAACCCTTGATTACCCTGGTATCCTTGTGTACCTTGATTTCCTTGGGCACCCGTAGAACCTTGGGCTCCCTGTGAACCAGTTGAACCTTGCGAACCAGTTGAACCTTGATATCCCTGAGGACCTTGTGCTCCTGTTGAACCCTGACTTCCGGTAGAGCCTTGAGCACCCGTTGAGCCTTGTGCACCGGTAGAACCCTGCGCTCCTGTTGAACCCTGGGCCCCTGTGGTTCCTTGGAATCCTTGGTTACCCTGCGTTCCTTGGGCCCCAGTAGCACCCGTAGAGCCCTGTGAGCCTGTTGCTCCTTGGTAACCCTGTGTACCCTGCGCTCCGGTTGAGCCTTGAGCACCAGTAGAACCCTGAACACCTTGGAATCCCTGATTACCTTGCGTTCCTTGAAAGCCTTGGTTTCCTTGAGCACCGGTAGAACCAGTAGAGCCTTGTGAACCTTGCGCTCCTGTTACACCTTGGTAACCTTGTGAGCCTTGCGTTCCAGTTGCACCCTGGTATCCCTGATTGCCTTGTGCTCCAGTAGTTCCCTGAGCACCGGTTACGCCTTGGTAACCTTGGTTTCCTTGATTACCTTGGTATCCCTGTGCACCTTGAATACCTTGGTATGCAAGTTGTGAAACACGAATAACCGCACCGCTAGCGGCGGGAACGGGGGAAGCAGCAGCATTAGCGTTTAAAAATAGGCTTGTGGTGTCACCATTCCAGAACACTTCGTAGTAGTCACCAGCAGTAGCGTTTACTTGCCAAGTCAATGACGTAAGGGTAGGTGTGTTAGAACTGCACTGTGAGTCAAAGGCAGTTGATACGGCAGTTGTACCGTTTTTTACAAGCCAGAAATTTGCGGTGTGAACCCCGCCACCGGTAAGTGCCAATTGTCCAACAAAATCAATCAGGTATGTACCCGTAACAGGCATGACCACACCGGTGTTGTGTGTTCCATCGTTGTGTAATGTAACGCCGTAATTGATGTTGGTTGAGTCGTAGTATACGGCTGCGCCACCAGTTGTGGCGTTCTGGTCTGCTGTTGAAAAGAACGAACCATAGTTGGTAATTACTCCACCGGCACCTTGTGTACCTTGGAATCCTTGGGCACCAATACCGGCAGTTTCGGTGAAAAGAATTGGGTCTGTGCCAATCTTGATTGCACCATCTGTGTTTGAACCGTCAGCGTATTGTGTCCAAGTTGTGTTTGCGTAAGTGGTTCCGTTAATTACGAATACGTAGTCACCAGATTCAACTTGTCCAAGAATGTGGTTGTCGTAGTCTGTGGCGCGAGTGAACTGGTATTTACTACCTGTTGCACCAATGCTTGTTACGGTGTAGATACCGTTTTCAAGACTGCTTGTGCGACCTGTAAATAGAATACGGTTTCCAACAGAAAGTGTTTGTCCGTCA